CCGGGGCGGTTCACCACCCCATGAGCCGATAAAGCTCTCCTGTTCAAAAGCGAGATTAAATGACGAATAAAACAACTCCCCCTCAGAGCGGGGCAGTTCGTCTGTACTCGCGCCCTACCGGGGCTAGCTGTTCAGTAGGCAACGGGCAAAAAAAACCGCTCTCGCGGTCATGTTTACAGGGCAGTTGCATCGGAGGGCGATGAAGGCCATTTGACCTGGAGAGGGTAATCCGGGGTTTGCTCGATCCGGTTCAGTTCTACGCTATAGCGTTTCCATTCGAGCAAACTTGCCTTCTCCGCCTCGGTAGCATCTCCCAGTTCTTCGGCATACTGCAACGGGGCGATACGTGTAGCTGCTTCCTGCAAACGCTGGTCACGAACCAGCAGAGCGGCGGACGCCAAAGCGGTCTTCTGCGCTTCGGTATCAAGAACCCATTCACCCTCTCGCCAAACGTAATACTTGCCGGGCCATTGTTTGGCGGTAAGCCGTTCAGGCGGCAGACCGAGGCTGCTCCACTCCTCTACCGAGCCGTCGTTTATTCGATACATCAAGCCACGGCGATCTATGACCTGCTGCAGCTCACCGTTTATCAGTGTCCAGGCAAATCCTGTGTTCGGTTCGCTGAGCAATTCGGTCATGCTTACAGCATTGCTGGGCGTTTGCTCGCCCAGTCCAGGAACAACCGGTAATTCAACAGGCCCTATCAAGGCCCCAGAGTCATCTATCAAGTAAGTAGGCATAACGTCCTCAGATCAGTTTGATACGGCCGGGATAGGCCATGTTGCGGCTACGGAAACGAATCCAGTTATTCATCGGTTGCTGGTCTCTCATTACAGTCGCCACAACGCCGTTGTCTGTTGTTTCTGCCGGGTAGGCCGAACCGCCAGCCGGGACCAGTGCGCCTGGCGGCAACAAGCCACCCGGGCCTGTAGAGTTCAAGCGCCCATCTGCCTGCGCATGACCGCTGCCCAGCAGGTAGGTGCCAGTCTCTACATCTGACCCGCTCCACTCCTGAGCCACCGTCCTGAGCCAAGTGCCGTCCTGCCAAGAACCGGCGACACGCGACGTATCGACGCCCCGAGACTCATCCAGTACCCGCAGGAACTCGCCTCGGCCTTCAGGCCCTCGGAAGGTTAGAGCGCCGTCGCCACTGGTCCACCCACCTTCCTTGCCGGTACGAGCTGCTTCGGTGTAAAGCATCCCGGACTTTTGCGCATGATCCCAAAGCCACGGCCAGTCGGCACGATTGAGAAGCCCACCGTTCAACGCTCCATATCCTCCTGGGCTGAACAATGTCGTTGTCTCGAAAACAGGCCGTCCCAAAGGAGTGCTGTCATATCGCCCTATTGGCCACCAGCTTCCAGCACCATCGCTGCGCAGGTGCCACCAGTCGCCAGCCCCCATAAGAACCAGAAAGGAATAACCCGCAGCATTTAAATGGGTATGGAACCTGATCTTTTCCCCGGCACTTGCATTAACGGTCAGCCGGTTGCCACTGCTGTCTATCCTGCGAACAATGACGTCTTTGACGCCTAGTGCCGCGTTTGAGGAGGGCAGTGTGAACGCACGATTGCCGCCAGTAGCATCCAGTAGCAGCAACTCCATCTGGTCTCTTGTAAAAACTGTATCGGTATTGAAAGAGAACACTTTTTGAGAGTCGACCTCCTTTACCTCCGTAATTTTGCCGCGCTTGGTGATGTAGATCGCATCAGGGTTAAAAACAAGCTCTACCCACTCCGCCGCATTGAGCTTCAACGTATTGCTGCCGGCACCGAATAGAGAGATGACCTCAGCACCATTGGCCTTGATCGTTGCCGCTGCTGGCGATGCGTTATGAAAGGTTATCGACTTACCCACCACTACGTTCGCCTTGGAGGGCAACGTCAGCGTGATACCACCGGCATTGATTCTGTGCCAATGCCCCGCCGCTCCGGGTAGAAGAGTTTCGGAATCCGTGTAGCCAAATCCTGCACCTTTATAAGCCTGCCTGACCTGCGAACCAATCTGCGTAATTGCGGTTGCGAGCTGGTCTGTTCTGGTTTCATCAGGCTGCTCACCACCGGCTGCCATCGCATTCAAGATCTCCTGCGTGATCGAGTTACCCCACTGCGCAGGAATAAGCGAACCGGGCATACCGGTCGCCGGGTTTTCATCTACAAACTTGCCGCTTGCCAAGCCTACGCCCGGCACACTCTTGGGATAATCCACATTGTGTTCCTCAGTTGAAGTTTACGAATTCGACGCTGTGCGCCGGTGCTGCTCGACGGATCAAACATTCGATTGCGAGCCCGGGATTCACCCCGAACCGCTCGCCCCAGTAGCTGGCGCCGAAGCGTCGGCCCAGGCGCTGGCGACCGCCGGTGTTCAGGGTCCACATGAACTGCGCGCTCCAGGTGCCGAAGTGCGCCTGGCCAAAACGCGAACGCCCCATACGGGGCGCTCGGTGTTCGGTCACGGTGGCATCGGGGTAGCCCTGGCTGATGGCAATGTCGATGTAGAACGCCGCGTTCTGCCCTCCTGTTGCCACCAGCCGCTGGCGCACTGACAAGCGTCGGTCTGCGAACAAGGGTTTGAGCCCCAGACATGGGTCCGGCAGGTTCATGACCCGCTCCCAGTCCGGTACCAATTCACTGACGGTTGCAGGGTCCATCTCGTTGAGCAGGTCGAACGCGCGGCCATCGATGCGTGCGAACTCGCGGGACAGGCCGGTAATGACCTGCTGCAATTCCGGCACCCGCTCCGGGTCCCAGGCGGGACCGGGTGGCAACAGCGCCTGCAATTGCCCGGCGTAGTGCTCGGCAGTTCTTATGACGACCATTGAATACCCCCGAACGTGAGCAACTGATTGGCCGCAGCAGTAACGTTGGCCACGGGTGAAACCCGCACATGATCGGTTTCGGCTGTCGCGCGGCTGATGGCCTCGGCGATATGCGTGAGCAACAGGGTTTCGCCCAGTCCGCCCTCACGGTTGTGCAGGTCCAGCAGTTGCGCTTCGACCGCCGCCCGCACGGCGGAGGTATCCGGTGTGAGCCGGATGGTGTAGACCACCGGTTTCTGCACCGGCGCCAGCACATATACGTCTGCCGTGACTGGACGCAGCGGCTCGATATACGCAGCGACCGCGGCGAGCTGCTCGGCGTCAGGAATGGGATCGGCCTGGTCGTCACGCATGAAGAACACCGCCACCGTGCCCGGCCCCATGAAGCGACGCACACACCAGGCGCGCGTCACGCCCGGCACTTCCAGCGCCCAGGTCACGTAATCATCCTGATTGCCGCCATGCGGGATGACCCGGTAGGAGCGCACTACACGCGCACGCAACGACTCGATACTTTCCTGCGAGATGCCGCCGGAAAGTCCGTCGGCAATGACGGTGAAGGTGCTGTCGATGCCTTCGACCGGTTGCACGGCAGTCATGACCAGACCGGCATCCGCATTACCCAGAACACCGGCATCGACTGCTTCGACCGTGGTGGTGTTATTGCCCGCAACCGTGGTGACGCCTTTGGTCACGCGGTAGAAGCGTCCATCGCTGAACTGCAGCACAGTGTCCGCATCCAGCACCGCGCCGGCTGCAGCGGTAAAGCGCACCGTGCCGGTGGCGGCCTGGGCAACCTTGCGTGGCTGCCTCAGACGCAGGATGGCTTGCCGCTCGAGGATTTCCTCGTCGGCGGTGTCCGGCAGAATCTGGTCGGCGATCCAGTCCTGATAGCCGTACAGACCGTAGGCCGCGCCGCTGTGCGCACGGGACAATACCCGAGCATCGGACTGACGCAGCGCTTCGTCGGCGAGGTCGACCTGGGTTCGGTTGATCAGCGCCGGTAACGTAGGTGTTTCAAACGGCATAAATCACCTGCCACTGTTCAGAAGGGTTGAAGCGCACGATCTGACCGTCCGAAACGACCAGCTCGACGCCCAGGTTCAGGCGATTGCTCTGAACCTGTTCGGTAAGGATATTGATGTGCTTGACCTGGCCATCTTCGATCAGCCAGTCGAGCGCTTCGCGGGCATAGAACTCGGCGTCGCGCTGAGTCTGGGCAGTCAGCCTGACCCTGCGCAGCAGCCACAGCCTGGAACCAATGCGGTCATTGGCCTGTGCCGGGTAGGTGTCGCCCCACCAGCCATAGCGCTCGGCATCGTCGAACGGATCGTCCGCTTCGGCACGCCGCCAGGTGAACAGGCTGATGACCACCGAGCGCAGCAAGGACGCTTGCAGAGAGCCTTCGATAATCATCCGGCACCTCCAGCGGGCGGTCCGCTCTGGCCGTTACCTGCCTGAACACCGCCATGCAGATGGCTGATCTGGCTGATGCCAGCGGCAAGCTGGTCGCCCTGGGAGACGATCTTTCCGGTCTGGGTGATCTGCGGTGTGTCGAAGTTCACGGCCACCGTCGCCTTGATGTTCAGGGTGTCGGTTTCAATGTCGATGACCTTGCCGCGCTTGAGGTGAATCTTGTCGCCCTCGTCGGTATAGATCGCCACTTCGCCCGACTCCAGGCCCTTGAGGCGATAGCGCCGGTCGGCCACCACCAGCAGCAGACCGTGCGACCGGTCGCCACCAATGAAGGCGGCGATGCCCTCGGCGCCGGCCAGCGGGTTGCTGGTGAAGCCATAGGGTTCGAAGTGCTCCATGTCGTCCTTGACCTCTCCGGCGGTGAGGCGCATTTGCAGCGCCTGCATTTTGCTGCTGGCCCTGGCGAGCACCACCGTGCCGCGCACCAGCATGCGATTGAGTAAGCTCATGAGGTTGTTTCCTCGTCGATGGGCAACAGCCAGGAGTAAGCGTCCTTATTGACCTGCACCTTGCTGCGCTTGTTGGGGTCACCTGGCTCGGCCTGGAAACCTTCAGGCGGACCGACCACCAGTGTGGTGATCGTGCCTTGGTCGCTCAGCGAGTAGGTCACGGCTGAAATCAGCATGTTGCGGCTTGTGAAACCGATGATCGGATCAATCACCCGGACCATGGTGTTGTGCCGCCAGAGCGCCCCGTTGGACTGCCGCCAGCCCTGGACCTTGTAGGTGGTGAGCAGTGCCTTGCCGGCCCGCTGACCACGCTCCCAATTGGCGCGACTCAAGGCGAGCGTCGGTGTGATCGGCGCATCCTCATGAACGACCAGTACGCGAAGACGCTTTTTATGCGCAGGGTCGTCATGCCGGTCATCCGTGACTTCTGCCGAGACCTCCGACGACTCCTTGCCGAACGTCTGGTCATTACCGGTCTGTTGACCAATGACCCGGTATTCGGAAAAAAGCCCGGAAAAGTCCCGCGCGATGACGGCGCTCAACACATTCTTGCCGAGTTCGAGCGCGTCTGCGCTCTGCCCGCGACTACCCGGCCTGGCCAGCACCACATTGCCGTATTCGTCATCGGTGGAAAAAATCCGGAACAGGGTCAGCAGCCGGTCAATGGACTTGAACACGGTTTCGGCAGGCTCGATGGTGTGATCGGCCATCTTCGAGGTCTCCGGTATTTCGCTGATCACCGACAAACCATAAGGAGCAGCCAGCGCTTCAACGATCTTCAACACCCCCACCTCCTTCCACTGACTCGGCCTGTTGATGGCCGAGCAGTCGATGAGGTCGGCGGTTTTCGAGCGTCCGGAAATCTTTAGCGTGATTTGCTTGCCGTCATAGCTGATCGGCGCGGCAAACACCCAGCCGGTCAGAATCAACTCGCCGCCGATACGTACTTCGCACGCTGCGCCGGGCGTGATCGGATGCGAGATTTCAGTGCCCGGCCACTGCCAGGTAATGCTCACGTCAAAGCTGCGCGCCTGACGCTCGATCCCGGCAGAGATTTCCACCGACTTCCAGCCGGCATAGTCGTGCTCGTCAACCGTCAGGGTGACAACGTTAGGGTCGATCATGGGTCACTCCTGTGCGATCTTCAGCGTGCCTGGCGGTACGAAACCCGGGTGGGCCAGCCGATTGCGCTGCACCATTTCCTGCGCCCGGCTGGCGTCACCGAATCGGCGATAGGCCAGCACCAGCGCGGGCAAAGGCTCGGAGACCTTCATGTCCACCAGACGTACACCGGAGGCCGCCACCGCGTTGAGGTGCCTGATCAACGCCTGACGCAACGTGTTGAGCGCCAGGTAATGTTCGGGATCGGCTTTCAACGACGCTTCCCAGATGGCCGAACTCAGCGTGTCGCGCAGTTCGATGACGTCATCGGCGACCGGCACATCCACGCGTTGCAGGGCTTGCGTCACCTGCTGATCAAGCGAGGGCACCACGTTGAGCGGCGTGACCGTCGTCGCAATCGGCATGCTCGCGACGATTCTCGCCACCTTGACCAACAGCGCATCCTGAACCAGGTTGGCAGTGGCCTGAGCCGTCACACTGGTATCACGACCGCTGCCCTGGCTGACCAGATTGATACCGGACACCGCCTCTGCCTGTTGTGTGGCCTCGGAAATCACAGACCGGTAATCGACCGTTTCAACAGAAGACGCCCCACCGTTGCCGCTGGACCTTGATGCAATGCTGTTGGACGTGCCGCCGCTATTGCCGCTCGCGGAAGCGCTTGCTGAACTGCCGGTGACCGAGCTGCCGGAACTGCTGGTGCCGCTCGCTCTTCTGGCTCGTTGGCTGTCACCGTCGAAACTGGCGAAGAACGTGGTAAACAGCGTGCTGACCGTCAACGGCGCATTGACCAGCGAATGCACCAGCGCGGTGACATCCGAATAGATCGCCATAAACGGTACGAACTGCCGCTGAATGGTCGCGAACACACCCGACAGGGCGCTGCGCAGCGCCTGAATGTTGATACGTACCGCGTCCACTGTGGCCATCACCGAGCGGTAGCGCCTGAGCGCCGAATCCAGCAGGCTCTCGGACGCGCCCAGCAACTGCCGTCGCGTATTGAGCGTCGACACGGGAAACTTGAGCGGGTTGGCCGGATAGAATTTCAGGTCCAGCCGGACGAGTCCGCCTTCGCTCAGGTTGTGTGTGACGCCGCACTCGCCAACCTGAACCTGCACGCGACCCAGCCAGGGATGTACCAGCTCGCCGGCACCTTCCTGCTCCAGTGCCTGCAGCAGTCTGTCTCGCTGTTCGAAACAGTCGGGACCGACAATGAACCCCGTCAGCGTATGCACTTTCGACTGTTTGCCCAGCGACTCGAAATGAGGCTCGTCGCGTTGTGGAAACTCATGCAACTGCCCCTTGCGGCCTGCCGGAACGACGGCTTTTTCAATGAAAAAACCA